ATATAGACATCAAACGTACGACCAAATGGAGTTAAACGACCAAGATCGTCAATCCACATATCTACTGCATTTGGATCAGCTGGAGGTCCAGCAGGATCACTTGCATACAATAATAGTGATAATAATTCTGTAATCATTATCTTCTCCTTTTATTCATTAGAAAGGGTAAAGAACCCAATAGTGCGAGCTGTCCAACTTCAGGAATGTAAACATAATCATACTCATCTTCAAAGAATATATCATTTTCTGGATAAGTAGTAAAGTTTAAATTAGTTAATATAGGAGGGACATCTGCAAACAGAAGAGAAGTATCTGCAGTAGAGGCATAAAAAGGAGTAGCTGGTTGAGGTTTAGGAGCTTCAGAAACTACGTCAATAACAGGACTTACAGTTTCAAACAAACTTACAGTTCTATCTATAAGCTCTTTGCCCAACACACCTGAAAGTACAGCAAAAACTAATAATAATTTATGATATTTTTTTTGAAGTTCTTTAAGGTTAGCCTCACAGCAGCTAGCCGCCTTTGCATCTCGCTCTCTACATTTAGGACATTCATTCATATTATTCCCCTCTTAGCATCTCCAACGTCTACGAGCTGCACAAATTCTTTTCTTTGGAGTCTTCTTACAGCTAATGCCATGCATTTTCATTTGACCTGCAGATCGGCTGCAATATGACTTTCTTCTTTTAGCTCTAGCCTTAGAGGGTTTCTTTTCAGTAACCGCAGTCTTTAATTTAGAGCCGGGATTCCTACGGCGGTATTCAGCAACACCCTTTTTGGTCATACCTGCACCCTTGGATGTAGCCCGCTTATGTCCGCTCTTTACAGACATGCCGCTCATACCTTTCTTTTTAGCCATAGCTTATCCCTTCTTTTTCTTTTTAGCATTCCTTTTAGCTGCAGTAATAACATCACCTCTTGTGATCTTGTTATAAGGAGGGGTCATTGCCGCTAACTTAGATTTCTTACTCTTAGATTTAGATGCTCGTTTTCTCATTTGTTTTTCCTCATACGTTGGGTTTTACGTTTACTTGCTTCTTTCTTTTTAGAAATATAAGAATGAGCAGCAGTTAAACTTCGCTTTTTAGCAGGATCTTTTGTTCTATTTTTAGCAACTCTAGATCGTTGTTCAATGAGATTAATGATCTGAGATTGTCTCTTGTGTGATTTAGATTTAAAACTAGATTGACCTAATGTTTTTTTAACATCACTTACACTGCTAAATTTAACAGGCACTGTATCCTTAGGATTCTCATCTGTATAAAGTCTACGACGAGAGCCCTTTGGTTTTTTACCTGTACCTTTTGCTGGATCTTTGCGTTTCATTTCTTAGCCTTTTTCTTCTTTTGCCACGAAATTGAGGCAGGACCCTTCTTCTTATTCTTTGCAGCAGTACACATAGCTTTCGTAGGGCGACAGGCAGGGTATGGTCTTTTGCTGCCGCCCTTTGCTGATTTCCGACCACACGGTTTGCCGGTCTTGCAATCTATCCAGCCCTTACCCTTATTGCGGGAGAACCAGCCATGCAGACCTTTCTTTTTCTCTGCACTAAAGTTGGCCTTCTTTTTAGCCATTACTTCTTCTTACCCTTGCTTTTATTGCCCCAGTTTTTTGCCCCAACTTTACGGCATTTAACAAGAGCTCCAGAAGCATATGCACTAGGCCACTTTGTGTATCTACTTTTTACTTTATGGTAGCAAGCATCTTTCTTACCACCACCTTTTTTCTTAGCCATACCCTGTCTCCAAATTTAAATTACATCATCTTACGACGAGTAGTCTTCTTCTTCTTAGCTTTTGCACTAGTCATGATGCCCTTCTTCTTAGCACCCATAGCTGCACTCTTTTTACCCATCTTCTTTCTTCCGCGCATGTTCTGCCTTCTTTCTGGTAGTAATATAACTCATAAAATCTTTAGAACAATTATCGTAGTAGCCTTGTTTATTAAGCATGTCCGAGTATTTGTTCAGTTCCGATAGGCTTTGTATAAACACAAGCCCGTACACAAAATCTACATGACAAGGCAAATGATCCATGTCATATTCAGGGTCCTCAACCTCGTCTTGAGATGCTGATACCATTAGATATAGATTGTCGTGAGCTAGTGTCTTGTTACGCTCTTCCGCCCAATCATCTGCATCTTTATCAGACCATAGGTCAGGGTCATAAGCAATGCCTACTAAGTCATAAGAAGAGTCCCAGTTAGAGATCTCTTCTTCAACTGTAGATGCATCACCTACAAGTATTTTAGTTTTATTGTCTCTCCAAGCTTTTAACGCAAAGGGACATGGCTTTAAACCATTATAAAATTCACTAGGGACATCAAGGTATTCATGAATCCATTGATCAATCTCTTTGTGAATAGCGTCTATATTCATCGCTTCTTAGAACCCTTTGGTGTCTTCTTCATTGGTGAGCTGTTCACGTACTTCTCAGCACTCTTGCCTTGATAGCTAGTGGTTCGCCCACAGGCACATGGAAACTTCTTAATCATAAGATTCTCCCAATCCAAAGCTGCAGGTCTTGTAATCTATTGACCAAGAAATCTGCTACAGTTTTAACAGAGACTTTAATGCCTCCTACAAATCCAATGAGCCCAAGCTCCATCCATTCTACAAATTTAGTAAGCATATTTAGTCCTTCATCTCACCTTCGATCCTTGAAACCTTGTTCTCTAAGGATCGTAATCTTTCTTCTAATGCGACAAGAGCCTTGTCCAGTCTATCAATTGCATTATCTAATCTAGTTGCAGTGTCATGCATACACTTAAAGACTCCTTGCAGTCTTCCTGCACCCCAAATAACGCCCCCAATAACGGCCACCAACTCTAACCAGTTGTTTAATTCTGAAATATCAACCATATCTAATCTCTATTCTGTTGAAACATCATTGCTAATAACAGTAGTAATAATAATACTACAAAACATAAAGAAGAGTCAGGGTCGATAGTTGGCGGTAGTTTTGGGTTAAGGGTTTCATGCTTTACTCGGGGTATGCTGGAACATCCAGTTACTAGTAATAATAGTAATCGCATTATGGTTTAGCACTGCTTGTGCCAAAATAAAACCCAACAATAGCAAGTAGTACTTGACGCAATTCAGGGATAAGAATTACCCCATTAATCTCAGTAAAGATCTTGGTTGTAGGACCAGTAATTAGACCCCACAGTACGCTAGTACCTTGTACATCATTCTCTAAAATAACTGGAAGCCCCCATAGTGGAGCAAGTAAGGGGAGAAATACCACTGCAAATAGAATTGCAATAACAATAAACCGTCTTACAAACTTACCAGCTTTAGAAGAAACTCTTGCTGCTGCCTTATCAGCGGACTGATCTGAAGCTTCCCTGATTTTCAGGGAAGTCATTAGTAAGTCTTGCTGATTCTGAGAACGAATAGCTAAGAGTTTCATTACATAGCCAGCCAGTGTGCCACCTAATGTAGTTAAAAGCTCTATAGTCACTTTAGTCCTCTGAAGACTCTTCTTCTTTATTTTTATTCTCAACCTTAGACATTACATCTTCAATAGCTTCATGATACATACCTAAAATAGCATCAATCTGCACAGTAAGGCCTACCATAAGACTGCGATCTCCAGTAGGAGCCTTTGGGGTAATTTCAACTAAGGTTTCTACGCATTTAGCCAAACCATTTAAAACATCTACTACATTTTGGGTGTAATTATTGTTTTCTTCTTTGGCCTTTTGCACTTCTTCAATAACTTCAGACATTTATTTCTCCTTGATAATGCCTCTCAAAAGACCTTAAAGGGGGCCTAAGCCCCCTCCAAGGGCCAAGGAGAGACTAGTTATATGTCTTTTCGCTGTTCTTTTGTTATCACTAGCTGGGCTACCATGGCATTTTATGCGTGATAGCCTTTGTTTCCTTGTCATATTCTTCAGGTCTAAGCAAGTGGAGAGCAATAAACTGAGAATCTAAATAGTCATCAGGGTCATCGAATCCTGCTTCTATCGCTTTTCTCTTTTTCTCTTCATATTTAGGCTTAACATTATTCCAAGAGTCTCGATTTTCTTGTCGAATCTCTGCAATCTTATGTTCCAAAGATAGAGAACTTTGCAACACCTTCTTAGCCCATGCTGGACCACGACCAAAGATACCCCAGATATTATCTGCAGAATCACCTGACACTAACTGGGTTAATTCAGTTAATCTGGCTTCTTCTTCTTCGACATAAACTGGTTGATCTTCTTTTCTAGGATTCCAATGCCATCCAGAAACAGTTCTAAAATCTTTATCAATACCAATACCAACCCAAGAGTCCATAGAGACGAGCATGGAGATGATATCATCTGCTTCAAGTCTATCCATTGCAATACTTTTCTCCACAGAATCTGAAGCTGACGCATAAGCACATGCATCACCTAAAAATACTGGTTTTGGTTTGTTGTTTCTATTATCTTTATACAAGGGCCAAAAGGTCTTGCGAAAGTTATCTTGTCTATTACACGAAAATGCAATATATGTTGTATCAAAATTAGAAGACAAATCTTTCAAGTCGTACTCAATACGGTCTTCTAAGCAATCATAGCCTTCATTATCTGCATAACAAGCAGCAGTATAAGCTAACCAATCGCCATCAATTACACATTTATTCGGGGTCTTCTGGGTCATCAATACCTGTCTCATCCATATAGTCTTCTGCAGCCTTGTCGAAAAGATCTCGAAGAGCTTCTGCAATCTCACGAAATAGTTCTTCTCGTTCTTCATCACTTAAATCATTTAAGTAAACTTCTTCTTTGTCCGCTGCAGAAATAACTTTAATGCCAAGAACAAAGGGAGCTACTAGTTTAATCATCTTATTAAGATCTTCTACTGTAGTCTCATTGTTTAGCCAATACATATCATGTTCTACAGGGCCATCCCAAGGCATCTTAACATTAAAGAATCTTTCAATTCGATGCTGTACACCTTGAGTCTTGTCTAAATTTTTAGCTAACTTTTCTGATTCATGAGCTCTCCAACGAGCTCTAGGATAAGGCAATCTTTCTCCAGCATAAACATGCATAAGCTGACCACCTTGTCTAAGGATCATATCTATTTCATTCTGATAACGAACATCATCAATAATTAAAATACGTTCCCAATACTTTTCACTGCGAGAAATGTCAAAACTTTCACTTGCCATAGCATCAATAATACGCATTTTGGCTTCATGTAAAAAGAACTCTGGATCCTCTGCTCGTTTGGTTGCCCCAAACTCTTGGCAGAACTTTCTGTATTTTGCTTGATCTCTTTCCTTTGTTAGCCCCTGCTCCTTTGCTGCCACCTTAATAGGATCAGCAAAAGATATAAGCTCTGGAACAAAACCTTTTGAGAAAGCAATTGCCATAAGCTGATTAGCTACATGGGTCTTGCCTGCTCTAGCCTGTCCTGTTAATCCTAATAATCTCATTCATCGTTTCCACATAAAGGGATCTCATAGTAAACTAAGATTCCTTCTTCTTTAGCAAATGCCCATTCCCAGTTTGCACCGGGACTATTTTCATAGCCAGACATCATGTATATTGCGTCTACACTTTTAAGTGCTTTCAAATCTCGACGAGCTGCTTTCATATAGTCCTTACGTGTAAACTCTACATCAGGACGTAAGCCTGCTTCTAAGTCCATCTCACAAGGGTTAATAACTTCCCAGCCCGCTTCTTCTAACTCCTGCTGCTTTCGTAGAAAAGCACCATAGTTATTATCAGGATACCCTGACATAGGACCTGCAATGTAAATTTTCATTAATGACACTCCGACCAATTTTTACCAATAGTTGCTTCTGCCGCAATAGGCATTCGAATATCTAAAAGTTTACCAGCTTCTTCAGCTGCGTCAACTAAAATCTTAGATACTTCTTCAGCATATTTTTCGTGACACTCCCATTGCATCTCGTCATGAATAAATCCAATCTGATATGCTGGAAGCCCTGCTTCTTTAATCATACGATTAGCAGTAATACACCACATCTTAGATACAATAGCACCTGCACCCTGAAGCAAGACGTTAAGGGCTTTGTGTACTGATCGTACTGGAACCACTCTGCCGTCAAGTAATCTAATATTACCTTGTCTACCAGCTTGAGCC